TTATTGTTTTTATCCATGTTTTTATCCATGTTTTTATCTATGTTTTTATCCATGTTTTTATCCATGTTTTTATCCATGTTTTTATCTATGTTTTTATCTATGTTTTTATCCGTGTTTTTATCCATGTTTTTATCCATGTTTTTAATTCATGTTTTATCCATGTTTTTATCCATGTTTATCTGTAACAGGCTAACTGTTTTTTAAGAAAATAACCTATCCTGGCTAACTAATAACCATTTTTTGCCTAAATACTAACTGTTTTATTTTAGAACACCTATCTATTTTGTTATCACAATTTCAAAGATTAAAAAACGACTAACTATTAATAAGTAAGTTTTTCAAAATTTTTTATTACGTAAATTCAAGAATATCATACAGTTATACTATACTAACTAACTAACTGGTAGCATATTCTATATAATATACCCCTCTTAAAAATAAAGATATATATTACCTCTCTCTTTTTACTTCACTTCTTGTATATAGAGATAAATTAGTTAGTTAGCCGAATAGTGTTGACAATCTTGTTGAAATTATATATATTTATAGTAAGGCTTATTGTATACCTATTATACAGCTGATTTTTTTTATTTAATAAAGGGATTTAAAAAATATGGATTTATCATTTTTAGAATATTTTAATTTAGGATGCAAAAATGGTGGGTCAGTTCGTTTGAGGCATACATCTTTTCATTTTACTACCTTGATGGGTCAGTTGAACCAAGGAGGCTTAAGATGAATGATAATCCTGATCTTGTTAAAAGAATAAATGAGATGGAAAATAACTACACTTTTTTAAAAGAGAATATAACTGGTAAACTAAATACCATAGACGCTAAAATATCCCGTCTTACATATCCTGAAACCTGTGTTAGACACAAAAAAGATATACAGTTTAATAGATTTTTATTTTTAATTCTGTTTCTCATATTACTATCCTTAATTAGTGGTGACTTCAACTTAATCGGAAAGTTTTTATAATGCAGGATTATAGAGTTCCAAGAAAATACCTAAGAGAGCTTGCGGGCATTCCTGAAGCTACATTAAGAAATTTAATATCTAATAATCCTGAAATAGCCGCTAATGAATCCGGTTACCCAGTATTTGGTGTAATGAGGGCTTTAAATAAAGCATTGCAAAATCAAGAAATTGAGATTGACGGGGAGACTCTTGATCTTGAAAAGAATGCTAAATATGAGAAAATGTTAAAGGATAGAATAACTAATCAAACCAAAATGGGTTTACTTATTCCAAAAGAGGCCGCTAAAAAACGTATAATGAAAGCGTTTGAAGCGGTTGCCCGTAAGATAAAGTATTCAATTAAATTTGTTTCTCCACATCTTATAGGTATACAATCTAAAAAAATTATTGAAGAGAAACTTATAAATTCTTATAATGATGCAGTTGTTTTACTTAGAGAAGAAGCTAAAAATTTAACATGGGAAGAAGATGGGTCAGTTAAAGTACTTCGCTCTCAGTTAACTAAGATGTTACCTCAAGATGATGATTTTAATGAAGTTTATAAAGAGGCTGTCGATAAAGAATGGTAAAAGAAGAATTAAAAATAAGTAATGAAGAGATTGAAGCTCTTCTAATCCCTGAGAGAAAGGATATTACTGAAGTATCTGATCTTATCAAGCTACCTACAAAATCTAATATGTATGATTCTATACATCTTGAATTAACACCTTATTTATATGAACCTCTTTCTAAAATAGATGCTCCGGAAGTTGATTGGATTTTTGTTATTGCTCCTACTCAATCAGGTAAAACATTATTCTTACAACACGTTGTGGCTGATACTATTTATCAAAATGCAGGCACTTTGATTTATGCTTTACCTGATAGAGTAAGTGCAAGAAAAAATGCACAGGAAAAAATAATAGATGTTATAAATGCTTCTCCTGAATTAGCAAAATTTAAAACAAATACTAAAACTGATGTTTCACGTGAAAAGATTGCATTACAAAATATGACTGTTTACGTATCGTGGGCAGGCAGTCTTGCTTCACTATCTTCAACATCTGCCCGTGTAGTAATAATGGATGAAATTAGATTAGCACCTAAAGAAATAGGTGTTGAATCTAATGCTATTAAACTATTAAATGATAGATTAACTGTTCTTTCTGGAATAGGAGATTCTCAGGGATATGGCGTATCGTCTCCCTCTGTAAAAGGAGATCTCTTATATAGACAAACTCAGAAAAAAGAAAGTATTACATTTTGGTGGCATGTACCTTGTTTATCCTGTGGTAAATATCAGGTTTTACATGATCAGGATAATATAAAATTATATGATGGTAAGCCTAAGTGTGTTTGTAAGTTTTGTAAAGAAGAATTTACTAATGACAATTTGAAAAAAGAATGGAATAACAAAGGTGTTTATGCTATAAAAGATGTAGAGAAGGTTTATAATGATGGGTCAGTTGAACTAAGTAAGAAACGTAGAGGTAAAAGGATTCCTATTTATAGGTGGAACTCTATGGTTTCTCCTTTTAGATCTTTTAAAAAGATATGGTATGAATTTATAAATACAAAAGATGATATAGGAGATTATAAAAATTTTGTACAATGTTGGCGTGCTGAATTTTGGGAAGAACGTGAATCCGTATTAACAGAATCTAAATTGAGGAAAAGAAAAACTAATATAAATCAAGGTGTTGTCCCTGAAGGCACTAAATTAATTACAGCCGGTATCGATACTCAAGATGATGGTTTTTACGTAGTAGTAAGAGCATGGATGGAAAAGAAACAGACACATGTAATATCTGCTTTTAAAATACATTCAGATAAAGACACTGATACTATAGAAGAAGTAAAGGAAAAACTTTATGGGTTATTTGAATTAGTTTATACTACAATAAATGGTAAGAAATGGAAAGTAGCTTGTGTAGCTATAGATACCGGTGGTCATAGAACAAAAGAATTATATGCAGCTACTGAAAAATTTGAAAACTTTTTTTGGATTAAAGGTAGAGATAATCAGAATGCTAAAATTAAATTTAGTAAGGTAGATTCTTTGTACCTTGTTCGTACAGGAGATTATTTGGATGAAACAGATTCTAAGATAATTAAAAATACTTCTACATTATATAATAGTATAGATAATGATTTTATTAATCAGTATACTAATATAGTTAAGAAATTAAAAACCAAAAAAGATACAAATGAGTCTTCAGTATTTTGGGTGAAAAAAGGACAGTATGACTATAGAATGGCTGATATACATAATTTTATATGTCTTGATATTCCTCTTGACAATAAAATTATACGTCATCAAATAGAGGATCCTAAATTTGAATGGAATCCTTTTCATGTATCACAGTTAAGTATGACAGATAATTTACAAGATGAGGTTGTAGATAAAAGTAATGATGATTGGTTAAGGGAGGATTTTTTATCGACGGAGGAGGACTGGTTATAATGTGGGTAGAATTATATGAATCTTGGAAAGAAGCTTTAGCTAACAACAATATTAATGCTTTTTTCCTAAAAGCTGAGGAAAATTCTCATGAAATGAGAACAACTTATCAAACACTTGGTAATATCGAAAGATTTACTAACTATTTACGGAAACGTGCCTTGTGGGAAATAAATGACTATACTGAGGGCGAAATTTCAAGTTTAAATGTTGGAGGTTTTGATGAATGAATACTTTAAAGGGATAGAAAATTATTTTGATGATTCATTCATCTATAATAGAGATGAGACTATAGATGATTTGTTATGTAGGTGGGGATCTTTAGACGCACTCATAAAAAGAAGTAATTATGAGACACGAAATAATCCTATACTTGGTGGTATTTCTCAAGCCTATATTAATACTATTATAGGTGAAGGTATAAATTTAGATTCTTCAAGTGAAAATAAATATCTTAGAAAAGATGTAAGAGAGTTGTTTTCTAATTTAACTACTTCAGTTGACCCAACAGGTTTTAAAAGTCTCAATGAAATTTTTGAAATAGCTGTAGGAACTGCCTTTGCTGAAGGTGGTGTTCTTATAAACTTACCTTATGATAAAAAAGCTTCTGGTATAGGTACAAGAGTTGAATTGATTTCTGTTTCTCGTCTTGGAACACCTGCTAAGTATAAGAATGATGATAAAGTATCACTTGGTGTTAGGTATGATAGTTTTGGTAGAATAAAAGGTTTTTATGTAAGGAATAGAAAATATAAAAATAACAATAAGAATACTTATGATTATTATCCTGCTTATATAAACGGAAGGTTAGTAAGATATCTTTTCAATGCTCCAATTAATATGAGACCTTTACAAACAAGATCTATACCTTTACTTACTCCTGTATTTACACTTGCTAAGAATTTTGAGGATTACCTGGAAGCACTTATTGTAGGTGCTCGTGTTGCTGCGTGTTTTTCTGCATTTATAGAAACTAACAATCCAAAGGAAACTAAGGCTTCTATGCAATCATCTAACAATAAGAATAAAATAAAGTTACACCCTGGAGGTGTACACTTTTTAAATAAAGGTGAGAAAGCTACTTTTTCAGCTCCAAATAGGCCGGGAGACAATTCAGATGATATGATTAAAAGAATGTATCGTACTTTTTCAATGTATTTTAGGATGCCTTATGAGATACTATTTTTAGATTTAAGTTCAACATCTTATTCATCTTGGAAAGGCGGTATAATTGAAATACGTAGAGTAAAGAGAAGATGGAGAGATAAACTTTCTTTTATTTTAAAATGGATAAGTTCTACGTGGGTCAGTGAGGCTCGTTCAAAGAATTTTATATGGAATAAAACAGAAGATCCAATGATAGAGATTAAGTATAGGGATGATGATACTGTTGATTTATTGAAGAGGAGTAATGCTGACCAAAGAGATTTAGATTCTGGTGTTAAATCTGTACAACAAGTTTGTACTGAACGTGATATTGATTATGAAAGAATGCTTCGTGATAAATATAATTATAATGTAGATGAAAAAGAAATAGAAGCTAAAACTAAAAAAGCTATAAAGGAATTGGAAGAGAAGTATGGTATATCTTTAAGTGAAAAGGAGAATAAAGATGATTGATTTATATTATCTTAACAAAGTAGACGGGTATGATTATGAATGTAGTGCTCAATCTAATTATACAGAAATTGATGTTTCAAAAATATATTCAGAGTCTAAAAATACCCTTTTTATTAATGGGTTACTTACAAGGGACAAACAAATATTTATTGCAGATGTTATTAATGCTTTAAATGATGGTAGGGATTTGTTTATTGAGATGGATACACCTGGTGGGTCAGTTCAAGGAGTTCGGGAAGTTTATAATTCTTTAGTTGATTTTGAAGGTCAAGTTGTATTGTATTCTAAAGGTAATATTTTTTCTGGAGGTTATTACATTGCTTCAGCTGCCGATAAAATAATTGTTTCTCAATCTACAGGGATAGGTTCTATTGGTGTTTTTTCAATGGTCATTTCTTACAAAGATATGTTTGATAGTGTGGGTATAGATATAAATGTTATTAAGGAGGGTAAGTTTAAAACACTTGGGTCTCCTTACGAAAAATTAACAGAGGAGGATAGTGAGGAAATACAGAGAGATATTAAAATTCTTTATGAGGATTTCGTAAATGTAGTATCGATTGGAAGAAATGTTGATGCAGAAGTTATTAAAGGGATAGGTGCACGCTCCTATTATGGGAGGTTTGCTCCTAAATTTTTATACGATGAACTGGAGGGTTAATTATGGCAATAATTAATACTAAAAACTTGACAAAAGAAAAATTGTCAAAAGAAAGACCAGATCTCTTAGAAGAGATTGTAAAAGATAGTGATGTTAAGAGTATCACTGCAGAGGAACTTACTGAATTACGTCCTGATCTTTTTGAGGAATATTCTTCAAAAAATATACCTGATATACCTGATATGTCTTATCAGGATTTTAAGGATAACTACAGTGAGTATATTGAGAAAGTTACACAAGAAAAGAGAAACGAAGATAAGGTTTCTCAGCTTTGTGCAAAAATGGGAGTTGATGTTGGGTCACTTGAAGGAGATTCCACAGAAGAGAAGTTATTTTCTCTACTTCAGAATTACAATCCTGATAAAGAGAAGTTTCAGGAGAATGTTAATTCAATAGGTGGTACAAAAGATAGTGAAACTGCAAGTGATAGTAATCCTAAAATTAATAGTTTTTATGACGCTTGTTCTTTTATTAAAGAAAGGGATGGCGTTGGTATAGTTGAGGCTCGTAAGGTAGCTGCAAAAGAGTTTCCTAATTTAGTTGATGGGGAGGAATAATTATGATTAATCAGAAAAAACCTTTTACCGTTTATACTTCATCCGAATTGGATGAAGGTGTGTTTGTAACACTTGATTATTCAAGTACAGATGGTATTGCTGCGGCAACAATATGTAGTGAGAATGCGAGTGCAGATGCTGTTACAATTTGTGCAAGTAATAATAGTTATGTTACTGTTCTTCCTATCAATACTGCAGGTGAAGTTTTTACTGTAAAATGTGGTGGAACAATTTCTGCAGGAGATAAACTTGAATGTGATGGTAACGGTGAAGCAGTTTCATATGATGATGGGATAGCTAATGCTATTGCCACAGAAGCCGGGTCTGATGGTCAGCTTATAAAAGCTGTTACTTTCAATAAATCGTCTAATCTTTATAGTGGGTCATTTGTATTAGGTACAGATACAACAACTGTTGTTGTTGAAAACGGACTCGTTGTAAGTAACTCATAAGGAGGAAAAATGTTAAGAGGAACAAATGCAACAATAAGAAAAGATATAATGGCGGTAATAGATGAACTTGGGCTTGTAAAAAATGCTCCTGTTGATAATTATTTGCTTCCTAAAGTTGATGTCGATAATGATTCTGGAAATATTCCTGTACTTGGTGCGAACAATTCTCTTCAGGTCACCAACACTGAGAGAGCCGCTGATGGTTCTTATCAGAGAGGTACATGGGATTTTGGTGCAGATTCCTATACTTGTATTGTAAGAGGATATGAGGTTACAATAGACAAGATATCTGCAATGAGTAATAGTAAGATACTTGATGAAGAGCTT